TGCTCAATATACAAACACAACTACATTTAATGCAGCTACTACTCGTTATGTAGATATTACTCCTTCTTCTTTTACAGATTTTTATTATTTATGTTATGTGCATGGTATTGGTATGGGTGGTATTATGGATATGGTTGTTAATTCATGGGGAGCTCACACTTGGAATCAAGGAGCTTTTAATCAAAACCAAGATTTAGTAGTTCCAGTCAGTAATCCCAACAATGTAACTTGGGGCGGAGATACTTGGGGCTTTGGCGATTGGAATAATGGTGACAACATGAATATGACTTTAAACAATGATGGTATCATTGTTACTGGTCAAGTAAATGTTGGTTGGGGTTCTGATCAATGGGGTATCGAAACTTGGGGTGAATCTGGTAATGTACATCAAGTAACTGGTCTTGCTATGACTGTTGCAGAAGGACTTAGTGGTGTTGCTCTTAATGGTGATTCAAATTTAATTCTTACCGGAAATTCAGCTACAACAACTACAGGTACAGCAGATGCATTTTCTGCATTTGTTGCAGAAATAACTGGTTTACCAATGGTTGGTCAATTAAACTTTAATCCAGCTTTTGCACAACCAGGTGGAATATCCATGTCCTTTAATTTAGGAACAGTTGTTGCTGACAATATTACTATTGCAGAAGTTTCAGCTCAATCTCCTTCAACGTGGGGTAATTCTAATTACGGTTTTGGAGTTTGGGGTAATCAACCTGTAAATACTTTAGTTATGGCTATGTCTGAAAACTTCAGTGGAGTAGATCCTGCTCCCGATGCTGAAGTAACAGGTCAAGCAATAGCAATGAATTTAGCACCAGGAAATACTTTCCCTATCGAGGGAGACGCTAATACAGGAGCCGGCGATACAAGTATGAACTGGGGGAATTCTACGTGGGGAAACTCTAAGTGGGGGAATGGTCAATTTATAGCTGATCCAACTTATGGTCAGACAATGACTGTAAATGTAAATAATGTTACCGTTGATTTAAATACTCCTGTAGATGTAACAGGATTTGCATTAACAGCCGCTTTAAATTCAGTAGCAAATATTGAAACAACTAACGTAGTATTTCCTAGTGGATTTGCATTGACAAGTGACTTAGGAACCGCTACAAATGTACTGATTTGGAATGAAGTAAATACTGGCACAGCACCAGTTAACCCTCCAGGATGGCAGGAAGTTTCAACTAACGCTGCATAATAGTGTTTGACTATTATATAAAATTTTAATAAAATATAAGATATTGGAGAACAAAAATTATGGCTAACAGTACTTCCGCAGATCTAAAACTTACAATCCAAGCAACGGGTGAAAACTCAGGTACTTGGGGACAAATTACAAATACCAACTTAACTATTTTAGAACAAGCAATTGCCGGTTTCGAAGCTGTTGCTATTACAACAGGTGCTACTTTATCTTTTACAAACGGTGCAATATCCAATGGTAAAAACCAAGTATTAAAGTTAACTGGAACTATTGCAGGTGCAGTTAACGTTGTTGTTCCAGACACTTTAACAAAAGTATATGTTATTGATAATGCAACTTCAGGTTCTCATGCAGTAACTGTTAAAACTAGTTCAGGAACTGGAGTAACTTGGGGAGCAACAGATAAAGGTACTAAAATGGTTTACTCTGATGGTACTAATGTTGTTGATACAGCATTCACAGAATTATCTTCAGACTTTTCACCACAACTTTCAGCAAACTTAGATACTAATGGTAACAATATTATTATTGATTCAACAAAAAGTATTCTTGATGAAAGCTCTAATGAGCAAATTACATTTACAACTACTGGTTCAGCAGTTAATAATTTTGGCATAACTAATGCAGGGACAGGTAATGCACCTTCACTTGCAGCAGTGGGCGGTGACACTAATATTGATTTTAATATTACACCAAAAGGAATTGGTAGAGCAACTTTTAATGGTCAAGGTAAAATTGAAAGTGTTGCAGAAAAAGTAACTACAGCCGCTATAGCCGCTACAGGTACAGTTGCTTATGATGTTCTTACACAAGCGGTTTTAAATTACACAACTAATGCGTCAGCTAACTGGACTTTAAATGTTAGAGGAGATGGATCTAATTCATTGGACTCAATCATGGATACCGGTGAATCAGTAACTATTGCTCATATAGTAGCTCAAGGTGGAACAGCTTACTATAACTCAACATTTCAAATTGATGGCAGTACTGTCACTCCAGAGTGGCAAGGTGGAGCAGCACCTACTGAAGGTAATGCAAGTTCATTAGATGTTTATTCATACACAATTATAAAAACTGGTTCGTCTACGTTTACAGCGTTAGCTTCTCAGACACAGTTTGCGTAATAAAAAAAATTAGGAGGAGAAAGATTATGCCATTAATAGGAACATTTGGAGCAGGATCAGGTAGAGGTTTTGGTTTAACATCGGGAGCAGGAGCACCTGGATTTTTATGTGGTTGCGGCGGGCAAAATGTAACAGAAGATGGAGATTTTAGAGTTCATACCTTTACTGGTCCAGGTACTTTTACATTAAATTTTTTAGGAGAAGGCACACCAGGTTCACCTAATGTTGTTGATTATATAGTAGTCGGTGGAGCTGGAGCTGGAGCAAATGGTACAATGTCTTTTGATGGAGGCGGAGCAGGCGGCGGAGGAGCTGGAGGTTTTAGAGCCTCTGATGGTTCAGCAAGTGGTAGCTATACGATTAGTCCAGCAGCTTCTGGTGTTCCAGGTTTTACAGTTTGTACATCCCCAGGAAGTTATCCTGTAGTAGTAGGTGCTGGAGGAACAGTAGGTGGTCCAGGTTCAGGAACGAATGGTTCTCTTACAAGTGTTTTTGGTATTTCATCCGCAGGTGGCGGAGGAGTTACTTATCAAAACGCAGGTTTACCCGGTGCTAGTGGCGGAGGAGCCCCCGGAAATTCAAAACCTAGAGGGGAAGGAAATTTACCTCCCGTAAGTCCCCCACAAGGTCAACCTGGCGGTGGTCCTGGACCAAATAGTCCCTCACAAAGAGGTGGAACGGGTGGCGGCGGCGCGACTGATTTTGGTTGTTATCAATCAAGTACAGGTCGTGGAGGAACCGGAGGGGTAGGATCTCTATGTCATCTTATTCAAGCCCCACAACCTTTAGCTCCCTCAGTGTTTAGAACAGTATATTCTGGTGGCGCCGGTGGAGGTTCTTATACAAATTTAAATCCAGCTTTTGGATCAGGTCCACCACCCCCTGTGGGAACTGGATTATTACCAGCAGGCCCAGGACAATGCGGAGCAGGTGCAGGTGCTTACACAGGAGGAATTTTTAGAAATATTTATGGTCCTCAAGGAAATAATGCTGGGCCCGGACAAACTAATAGTGGTGGAGGCGGAGGCGGAGGCGGCGGTACAGCAGAGCCTAACCCTAATAATCAACCAGGTCAATTTGGTGCACTCGGCGGTAACGGTGGGGCAGGAAGAGTTGTAATAAGGTATAGATTTAAATAATTATGGCACATTTTGCAAAAATAACAGAAGATAATCAAGTACTATCAGTTATCTATATAAATGATTCAGATATACAAAATGCTGATGGAATTGAAGATGAAACTGTTGGACAAGCTTATTTACAAAAACACAATAATTGGCCTTCACATTTATGGATTAAAACTTCATATAATACTAGGTTAAATAAATATTATAGAGAAGAACTTGTAGGAACACATGAGGGTAAAGAATACTACGGAAGAGTAGTAGCCTCGGATCAATCGAAAAGTTTCAGAGGTAATTATGCAGGTATTGGATTTATTTGGGATGAAGAAAATAATATTTTTTTATCTGAAAAACCTTATCCATCATGGGTAAAAGATTTAACTAACGCTCATTGGAAATCTCCAATAGGTGACCCTCCTATTGTCAATGAAGAACAAGACTCACAAAATGTTGCAGGAACTCATAAATGGACTTATGTTTGGAATGAATCTACAACAACATGGGATTTGACAAATATTGCATAGTAATATACTTATTATTATGAAATGGATACAGAAAATAAAATAAGTTACTATAGATTTGACAATCAAAGACACAACAATTCTGATGTACAAAGTCTAATACATACAATAAATTTACATGGAAAAAATTTAATTGGAATAGAAGTCGGGATAGGTAAGGCTTTAAGTTTTTGTTCAATTTTACAAAACTGTCCTAATGTAAAAGAATTACACGGAGTGGATAGTTGGAAACCTTATCTTGATTATATTAAAGATCCTTATGATGGAACACCCTCTTACGCAGTAGATGATAAAAACATAGAATGTATAAAACTCTTAGCTTATCATAATATAAAATTTAGTGGCAATAAAGAAAAAGCAATTATTCATGAAAAAGATAGTAATGAAGTAGTTAAGAATTTTAAAAATGAAACTTTTGATTTTATATTTTTAGATACATATCTGACTTTAGAACAGGCTAAAAATGATATTAAAGTTTGGTACCCTAAGTTAAAAAAGAAAGGTTTATTTACAGGCCATGATTGGAGCGCCTCTGTTATACAAATTGCAGTAAATGAATTTAGAAAAAAAAATAAAATTAAATCAACACTTACTGCATTTGATAACTGTTATGCATGGATAAAATAATGAAAAAAACAATTCTTTCAGAACAATCTTTGTTTTTTGGAGAAGTCCTAATGCCAAAAGGTTTTGAAATAAATAGTCTAGAACTATCTAAATCAATTTTAGATTCTTTGTATGTAAATAAAAGTTTTCTTCTTTCAAAAGACTGGGATAAGTTAAATACTTACGTTATGGAACACACTAAATTAGAACATAATCTGAGCTTAATAAACACAAAAAGCTGGGGTAATATATATACACCTGATGAAAAAACTGAATTAATTTCACATGTTGATTTAATGGATTTAAAACATTCACCTGACTATATTTTATTATATGGGATAAATACGGTAGATTGTTTTGTTGAAATTTTTTACGACGACAATAGAAGAAAAGGAAAATCTCATACAATAAAATTAAAAGATAATATGTTTATCATGTTCCCTTCTACAAATATGTACAAAATTAATAATAATCAAAAAAATTCTTTAAATTTTATTGAAACTATAACTTATGAATATATGTAATTATGATAATTGATTTATTTAAAATACCTGTTTTTATAAACAATATCGATATAAAAAAAATAAAATTAAATAATAAACAATTTAAAAGAACTTGGCCCTCAGAGACATTAAGTACCTATGACCAAGCTGTTAGTCAAAAAACAGAAATGGATAAAGAAAGTGTGTTATATTTATCTAAAAAAATTGTTAGTATTTTAGAAGAAAAAATTAAATACCCTTTTACAGTAAAATTAAAAGACATCTGGGAAAATTATTATTTAAATAATGACTACCAAGAACCTCATTTGCATGAAGATTCTGATTTTTCTTTTATTATATATAAAGATGTAAAAGAAAGTAAAACAATTTTTTTAAACCCTATTAAAAATTATTTATTATTCTATCCCAATATAAAACATATTTTTGATAGTACCTTTAAACCTGAATGTAAAAATGGTCAGATTATTATTTTTCCAAGTTTTTTAGAACATATGGTTTTAAAATCATCTAAACAAAAAACAATAGCAGGGAATATTCATTTTCAAAAAATATAAATTATGCAAAGTTTAAAAGATTATTTTTGGCATTTTAAAGACGCTGTTCCAGGAAGAATATGCGATGATATTATTAATTACGGGTTATCTAAAAACCCACAAATGGCCAGAACGGGAGGTTATGAGGATCGAAAATTATCTAAAGAAGAAGAAAATAACATGAAAAAAACAAGGAGATCGGATGTGGCTTGGCTGTCTGAACCGTGGATATATAAAGAATTACAGCCTTATGTAAAAGAAGCTAATATAAATGCTGGTTGGAATTTTCAATGGGATAGAAGTGAGACTTGTCAATTTACAAAATATAAACACAACCAATACTATGATTGGCATTGTGATAGTTGGCCTAAACCTTACAATAAACCAGGTCAACCAGAACATGGGAAAATTAGAAAGCTTTCAGTAACTTGTCAGCTTACAGACGGATCAGAATATGAAGGAGGTGAACTAGAATTTGATTTTAGACAATACAGCCCTCATGTGAGAGATGAAGCTAAACATTTAGTAAAAGCACAATCTACTTCTAAAGGAAGTATTATTGTATTTCCATCATTTGTATGGCACAGAGTAAAACCAGTAACAAAAGGAGTAAGATATTCATTGGTCATGTGGAACCTTGGATATCCATTTAAATAATATGAACGTAGAAGAACACTTTAAAACACCTATATGGGTAGAAAATAAAAATGAATTTGTTACGTCGTTAAATAACTCGTCTGACAAATATATTAAAGAAGCTAAAAAAAAACAAAAAGAATACATTAAAATGTACGGAGATTTTGGAACATCCTATCACTCAACGCCACTTACAAACGACAATGATTTTTTAGATTTTAGAAATTATATTGGTCAAAAATCTGCAGAATTTTTAGATTGGCAAGGTTTTGACATGTCTCAATATGTAGCCATGTTTAGTGAAATGTGGGTGCAAGAATTTTCTAAAAAAGGTGGGGGTCATCACTCAGCACACGTACATTGGAATCAACATGTATCTGGTTTTTATTTTTTAAAATGCTCTGATAAAACTTCTTATCCTGTGTTTCATGAACCAAGAACAGGTGCAAGAACTACTAAATTATTAATGAAACCTAATTCAGGTTTAGCTTATGGCCATGAAACTATTCATTTTAAACCTGAGCCAGGCACTCTAATGATATTTCCTGGATATCTAGAACATGAATTTGTTGTAGATCATGGCATACAGCCTTTTAGATTTATACACTGGAACATTCAATGTATTCCCAAAAATGCTGCTAAAGAAAGTTAAAATATGAGTCTTAAAGAATACAAGTTGCCTAAAGAAAGTTTTATTGGGGGCTGGTTTATTCCCAAAAAAATCTGTGATGAATTAATCTGTTACTATAATAGATTTAAATCAGAAGCTAGACCAGGTCATGTAAATACTAATAGTGATAATACTGTTAATTTAACAGCCAAAAATTCGATTGATTTAACAATTGAATCTGAAAACTCTGATCCGGAAATATTAAGCTATAAAAATCACTTACAAAAAGTTTTGGATATGTATATAAAAAAGTACCCTGAATCAAATAAATATGACAGATTTAATTTTGACAGGGCTAATATTCAAAAATATCCTAAAAAAGGTGGTTTTAAAAAATGGCATTTTGAAAGAGGGTCTCATTTACTTTCATCGAGAGTTTTAGTTTTTATGACGTATTTAAATAATATAAAAAAAGGAGGAACCATGTTTAAATATCAAAAAATTACTACTCCTTCTCAAAAAGGTTTAACTTTAATTTGGCCTACAGATTTTACACATACTCATAAAAGTCAAATTGTAAATCAAGAAAAAATAATAATTACAGGATGGTACTCATTAATATGAATTTTAAAAAAAATAAATACACAGTAATTAAAAATGCTATTTCAAAAGATTTAGCAATATTTCTTGCAAATTATTTTACTATGAAAAAACAAGTTTTTGATACTTTTATAGAAGAAAGATTTGTTTCACCTTTTGAAAATATGCACGGGACATATGAAGATAAACAAATACCTAATACCTATTCATGTTACTCTGATATTGCAATGGAAACTTTAATGTTGAAATGCCAACCACAAATGGAGAAAGCTACAGGTCTTAAATTATATCCAGCATACAGTTACGCAAGAATATATAAAAAAGGAGATATTTTAAAAAGACACAAAGATAGGTTTAGTTGTGAAATATCTACGACTTTAAACTTAGGAGGAGATCCTTGGCCTATATTTATTGATCCAACTGGTTCCGATAATGTTATCGATGAATATAAAAATATACATAAACCTAATCCCCCTAAAGGTAATAAAGTTTTACTCGAAGTAGGAGATATGTTGGTATACAGGGGTCATGACCTTGAACATTGGAGAGAAAAATTTAAAGGTAAAGAATGTGTACAAGTATTTCTTCATTACAATAACATTAAAACTCCAGGTGCTAAAAATAACATGTTTGACAAACGCCGTCATTTAGGTCTCCCCTCATTTTTTAAAAAATGAAATGTATAATATATTAAATAATAATTTAACATTAAAAAAAATATCTGATAATATCATAGTAGTTGATAATATATTAAATAATGCTTTTGTTGATTTTTTAAGATTAAGAATGCAGTTATCTAATAAATATAATGGTAATTATAAAAACTATCAGTCAATGGATTTTCTTCCAAATAAAGATAATATGATGGATATGTTATCCAAAGAAATAATTAATAAATTTAAATTACCTGAATATAAAAGAACTTGGTCTTTTATATATAAAAATAATACTAAAGGTATAAATGCTCACGCAGACCCTTCAAATACAACTGTTAATCTTTGGGTTACTCCTGACGAATGCATGAAGGATTCTACAAAAAATGGTTTATTAATTTGTGACAAAAAACAACCTAAAGAATGGATGAAAATTCATCCCGATTATCTAGTAGGGTCAAACTACAATTATGTAGATGAGTTTTTTAAAAATGAAAAATCTTCCATTATAAAAATAAAATATAAATGTAATCGTGCTATTTTTTTTGATGGGTCTTTATTTCATAAAACCGATACTATAAAAACCTATGAAGGACTTTTAAACAAAAGAGTAAGCTATACAATTTTGTTTGGAGATAATTTACATGGCTTTTGTTAACTTACTATCTGAAGTAACTTTAGCTAATAAAAATCAAAGACAAAAAGAACTTTGGGATGTAGAGGGAGTATTAAAAAATAGACTAAATCAAAAATTAAAATTTGATTTAAGACCTATTAAAAACAATAATAAAGTAGGTAGTTTTAAAAGCAAAGCAGATAAGATGGTTTTTGATATAAAAGACCAATACATAATATTAGATACAGAAGAACTAAATCAATATATAAAAGAAAACAACGTAAAAGATGTGCATTTACAAAATTTGATATCTAAGTTAGAGTGGAATATAGTACTACCAAAATAACAAAAACCCTATTATAATGTATTTATGGCATTAAAAAAAGTAGACTTTGCAGCAGGTTTTAACAAACAAAGCGTACCCTCCGCTCTTCCAGGACAATGGGTAGACGGAGATTTTGTAAGGTTTAGATACACTGCTCCAGAAAAAATAGGTGGGTGGGAACAATTAACTGTTTCTAATGAAACTCTCCCAGGACCCGCTAGAGCGCAGTTAGCTTTTACAAGTTTAAAAGGTGAAAGATACACAGCAATAGGTACTTCACAAGGTCTTTTTATTTACTACGGAGAACAGTTTTATGATATTACTCCTTTAGATACAGCTATAACTGGCGCAACTTTTAATACATTCTCGAGTCTAAATAGTGTAACCGTTAACAAAACTGGTCATGGTCTGACAGCAGGTAGATACGTAACTTTTTCAAGTGTAACTCCTCCTACAGGTTATTCAGCAACAGATTTTACAGAGGGGGCTTTTGAAATTTTAACAGTTCCCACTGCTAATACCTTCACTATTAAAATGAGGGTTACTGCAAGTGGAGCAGCCACTGCTTCAGGAGCTGCTACAATTAATCCTTATGTTATTGTAGGACCTACTTTTCAAACATTGGGATATGGCTGGAGCACTTATCTTTGGGGAGACTCTACATGGGGTACAGAAAGATCCACTAGTAATGTAGTTTTAGATCCAGGCAATTGGTCTTTAGATAATTTTGGAGAAGTTCTTGTTGCAACTATTTTTAACGGCAAAACATTTACATGGGATGCTGGAGCAACTAATCCAAGAACCGTAAGAGCTTCTATTTCTACTTCTGGTTTTACCACAACAAGTAATCCTACAGCAACTCGATTTACTATTGTATCCGACAGAGACAGACATTTATTTCATTTAGGAACTGAAACAACTATTGGTACTCCCGCTACACAAGACCCTATGTTTGTACGATTCTCGGACCAAGAAAATTTAAATGAGTATACTCCTACCGCTGTCAATACAGCTGGAACATTTAGATTAGATACAGGCAATAAAATTACTGCTGCTCTTCAAGGTAAGGATTACGTTTTTGTATTAACTGATTTAGCTGCTTATATTATTCAGTTTGTTGGTCCACCTTTTACTTTTTCAGTTAGACAAGTAGGAACAAATTGTGGGTGTCTGGCCCAACACGCCGCTTCTTATGTTAATGGGGCAGTGTATTGGATGTCAGGTGAAGGAGGATTTTTTATGTATGATGGTACTGTTAAATCTCTACCTTGTCTGGTTGAAGATTTTGTATTTACTACAAACAACGGAAACTTAGGTATTAATTACAATGCAGCAGATGCTATTTATGCTGCTCCCAATAGTTTATACACAGAAATTAACTGGTTTTACCCTAAGTCAGGATCGGAACAAGTTGACAGATGTGTTACATATAACTTTAGTGAAAATGTATGGACTACAAGTTCATTAGCTAGAACTACATATCAAGATCAAGGAGTATTTGATTTACCTTACGCAACAGAATATAATATTACTAACACACCCATATTCTCACCTATTTCAGGAATTACAAATAAATATGGAGCATCCATTTATTATGCTCACGAAATAGGAACAGATCAAGTTAATAGTTCGGGTACAACTTCTATTGATGCTTTTATTAGGTCTGGAGATTTCGATATTGAAGATGGAGAAATTTTTATGTCCATGCGAAGATTTATGCCCGATTATAAATTTTTAGTGGGCAATTCTAAAGTTACTTTATTTATATCGGATTTTCCCTCGGATACACAGACAAGTTCTTCTTTGGGTCCTTTTACAATAAATAATACTACTGACAAAATAGATACTAGAGCAAGAGGAAGATTGTTATCTATTAGAATAGAAAATGACGCTGCAGGTGAAACTTGGCGTTATGGCAGTTTTAGACTTGACGCACAACCTGACGGAAGAAGATAGTGGCTAAAATAACTATTTATGTACCGGAACCTAAACTAGAGTATGATGTAGAAAATCAAAGACAGATAATAGAATCCTTGACAACTATGAAACAACAGCTTAATACTACTTACTTACAGGATCAAAAAGAAGATTTAGAAAGGTTCACTTGGTTTAATGGCTAACATATATAAAAAAGTAAATACAGATTTAATAACTAATACTGAACAAAGTGTTTATACAGTTCCTAGTAACTCAAGATCTTTAGTCAAAGCTATTCATGTTTATAATGAAGGTGCAGGAGATGCAGTTGTTACAATTAAAATTACTTCAGGGGCCACTACTTATTTTTATGAAAAAAAAACCATAGCTGCGGATGCTCATCATGAGTTTATTACTAACATATTAATCTTACATGAAAATGATGTATTAAAAATGTTATCAGATATTACAGGACCGGATGTAA